GGTCAGGGCCGTGCCGGCCGTCGTAGACTTGCTGCGCCAAAAGGCCCACGTGGCGGCATCGATACCGCCAAAAACGCCAGTATTCGGGCTAACCGGAACCATTGCGTCAAGGCCCACAATCTGTTTACCGCCCGCGCCGGTGCCATCCGAATAGATACCGGCGGAAATGCCGTTTTGCATGGTCGATTCCGCGACCTTCAATCGGCCTTCAATCAGGTCGATCATTTCCTCTTTGCCGGAGTTGCGCAATTGATCTAGACCGGACACCGTGACGGGAACGGCATATTGCTTTAGATCGTATTGCGCGGCGGAAATGACATCTTGCGGCGCGACCGGCAAAAGGACGTAACCGGAATACCATCCGGCATTTGCATTCTCGGCATAGGAAAGTTCCTCGAGAATGGTTGACCCGCCGCTGATCGTGCGAAGGTTACCCTTTTGCTGCAAACGCGCCAACAGCGCGTTATTCTTCGTCACATTATCTGCAATTTTTTTACTGCGATTCTCGATCGTCGTTGCGACGATATCCGAGATATTGGGAAAAGCCATGATATGCCCCTGAAGGATGCCGCCCGGTTCGGGAAAGGCCCGTCATTGCGACGGCTTCCCCCCGCTGGTCGTGAATGCGGGTATTGAACCGGGCGGGCCTTGGCGGCGCACCGGGGGAGCTAGAGCCGAGAATTCCCGGCTTGCTCGATTGCGGCTTCGATGGCGCCGCGCAAGGTATCGCTTTGGGGAACCGTCGGCCCGTGCGGGGACGTTTCACCCTTCACCGACGATGCCGCGCGCTTCGCACGAAGGGCCGCTTGGGTCATGGCGCGAGGTTGAGTCGCGCTTTGCCGCTGCGTGATGATCTTAGAGATTTCGGGGTTCATCGCGCAAGCCTTTTCGTATGCCTCTTTGACAGGGAGGACTATTCCCCGGCGCGCGGCCATTTCGATCATGTCCGCCATGTCCTCGCGCACGTCCTCGAAAAACTCGGCACCTTCGGCGAAATGCTGCGTTGCCGTTTGAATCTCGGCCGCCTCGCGCTCTTGCTGCTGGCGCTGCTGCTGCGCCATGTCATAGAGGTATTGATCGACACGCGGGTCGCGGAATGCTTGCGGGTTCGGGGGTTGCTGCGCCAGCGCGGCCGGGTTCACGCCCTCGGTTTGGACGCCAAACACTTTCGCCAGCGCGCCGTCAAGCTGTTGCAGGTCGATCCCATATTGGGAGCACAAGCCCGCAACCATCATTGCTTTGGTCTGGGGGGTGCCGACCCGCAATTGCGCCGCAGTGTCGAAAAGATTAGCGACGGCGGCAAGCGGATTCGAGTTTTCCGCGCGGATAAACATTTCGTACGGGCGGACGATATTCTCAAATTGCGAGACGAAATCGCGCAAGCCCGCAGATTGCTGCAAATGGGTCTGGAATTCCTTTTCCCGGCGGGTGACTTCCGCCTTAATCATGGGGTCGACCCCCTGCCAGCGTTCGCGCGCTTCCGGCTTCCATTGGGCGGGGGCCTTCAGCTCGGGCGGCGCCTGAGCGGCGCCAGGATCGGCCGCGGGGTCTGTGAGGCCGGGACGAGGCGCCGGGGCCGTTACCCCTTGCCCGATCGGTTTTGCGGGCGCCTGGGGGCCGCTAGGGGCTTCGGCGGGCAGGAAGCGACCGGACGCGTCGCGCGCGCGATCCCCTCCCGGGCCGGCCGGCGGGGGGTCGTCGGTCGACGCTTCGGTAAACGCGGCATCGAGGGTATCGCGCAGCGACGGCTCCGCGGCCGGGGCATCGGCGCCAGGGTCAAGGTCAAGGTCGGGAGATTCGTTTACGGGGGGCATGGCAGACCGCCTAGGGGGTTGCGACGGGCGTTGCAGTCATCGCGCCAGCTTCGCGGCGGCGCGGGCAAGGTCTTCACGGCGGGTCGGATCTTCTCCGCTCATCGTGGCGGCGCGCGCTTGGGCGGCCCGCTGCCATTCGCCGCGGTAATCGTCGGCCGTCGTGAGGCCGTGTTCCTTCATGTACGCGCGATGTTTCGTGCGCGTCGATACGTCCGTGCCATCGCTGGCGCGCAAGCCGGCATAGGCGCGGTCGCCCGCCAGGGGGTTATGGACAGCGAGCCCGGCCGCAACTCGGAAATCGCGCTCCATGGATTGCCCGCAGCACACGAAGCCGGGCGGCGCGCGCAGGTACTCACCCATCGTGAGGAAAGCCGACTGCTCGGCGCCGCACGCGGGGCATCGAAAGTCATAGGTCGGCATCGTCGTCCCCCTTCGGGGTTCCCACGTTGCGCGCCGCCTCGCGCGCCGCGTCGAGCGTTTGCCGCGCTTCCTGCACGGGGCCGGGCTTGCGGGACTGCGGCAACTGCCAACGGCCGGTTGCCAACATGACGCGGCGCCGTTCGGCTTGCGCTGCGTACAGGTCGGCGCGCGCCTTGCGGATCGCCAACAGGTCGGCAGGGTCGTACGGGGTTTCCGGCTTGGTCATGGCATCGGGCCTCCGGGCGGCAGGCCTTGCGGGGGCGCCATCGCGCCTTGCGGCGGGGCGCCGGGCATGCCGGGGGGTGCGGGCGGGAACATGCCGGCGCCGGGCGCCAGCGGCGCCGCGTCCGGCCCCAGCATCGCGTCGGCTTGCGCCTGCAGCATCCGCGCTTCCTCGTGCGCGCGCTGCGCTTCGGCGCCCGACTTCGCAGTGTCCGCGCCGACCTTGCCGGCTTCGGCTTCGGTCTTCTTCGCGCTTGCCAAGTCCTTTTGTTCCTTCGGAGTCGGCGGGGGCGGGGGTTGCTGCGCTTGCTGTTCCATTTGCCGGGCCGCTTGGTCGAGCACACCTTCGATACTCGCGGAGCCCTTGAAGCCGGCGCATCCCCACTGCAAAAGCTTAATCAGGAACGTTCCGGTTTCCGGTTTCTGTTGCACCATCGGCCCGGCGGCCATGAGGTAATTACTCACAGCACCCATGAATTCGGTTCTAGTTTGCTTTTCGCTTTCCCAATCAGGCGCCGCCAACGAATCGGCCGTCACGGTAATCGAATGCATCGCCATCCCGAATTGCTTTAGCAAGGCAATGGCTTGATCGGCAAATTCCTTATCCGGTGTCCGCTCAATCAATGAGCGTTGCTTGATCGTTTCGGGCTGGAACAGGTTACAAATGATGTTGGCGCGTATCCGCATCGTGTCGGACACGAAGCGGGCAACCCCGTTTTGCATGTCCGCGAGGCGCGCGCCTCCGAATTGCGCCTTCAATTGCTGCGCGCCGAGCGTTTCGCTTGCGGCAGACGTGCCCCGCATAATGTCCGAAATCCCGAGCACATCGTATAGGTCTTTCTGGACAGACTGTTTTCGTTGGTTCAATTGCATGATTGCGTTAACTGTCTGTTCGATTGGCATCCAATCGATAACGCCTTTCATGCCGCCTTTGTCTGTAAATACCTGCCAGTTTTCAACCGGAATAAGTATGTTTTCTGTGCCGCTTGATAAGAGCGTCTTTACGCCCGTCGCGTTGTTGTCATACACCCCCGCCACCTTGACCGCTTCTTGCAACCGCGCCAACTTGTTATTGATGCGATCTAGCTCGGTGTAAAGGTCTTGCGCCATGGCGTAATCGGCGCGCGGAATGAATGCCCGGGTTAGGGTCGTGGCAACAACCGGTTGCGGGCAGGGAAAGAAATCGTCGAGTTTCAGGTAATCAGGCTGATAGTCAAGAATGAAGGAATACCCCTCGATAAACCAACAAACCGTGTTCGTTTCCTTGTCCCAAATCTCCCATACCGCGGCTTTTTTCCCCGGTGTGGCTTTAATCACGTCATCCGCGGTACTGTTGCCGTCACCCGGTGTCTTGCTCTGCATGGGTACAAGCCCCATTTGTGAGTCATCCAACTGGAAACGTTCCATTAGCTTCCGTTTGGACATATAGACACGGCGCGCAACCCATCGAGCATCGCGCCAGCGCCGGCAAGGCGAATATCTAAAATCGTCCCAATAGACGTAGTCTGTTTCCGCTTCCTCGTGAATGATGCGCTCGGCCTTTTCCGTGATGGGTTGTCCCATTTCATCGGCGGCCGGTTGCCCCGTCGTCGGGTCGGTTACGGGAGAATCAAATTCTTCCGTTTCAACGTCATAACGGCACCAGACCTGCCCGAGCCCGCTTACGAAACGATCAAACACCGCGTCACGCATTGCTGCGTTTGTGTCGTCATACTCGCGCTCGATATCCCCGTTAAGGATGCGTTGCAAGATTTCTGCAGCAACGCGGGCGATATCATCATCGAAATCCTTAAACTTGCGATCTACATCCGCTTGCGGAAGCTTTCCGTAAATGGCGGACAGGATCACCTGGACATTGCTCCAGAATAGATTGACGCGGGATTCGCCACCATCCATCGAGTCGCGTTCGTCAAGATAGGCTTTCTCGCAGACGCGGGCGTTGCGAGTAAACTTCGCAAGCCATTTCTTCGAGGCCGTCAATTCCGCTTGCCATTTCTCGGCCAATCGAGCGGATTCCTCGCGCGAAAGCTGCCCCGATTCGTCGACTTGCGGCGGGCCTTCGTCGTCTTTGACTGGCAGGGGGGCATCGCCCGTCACATATTCCATACCACCCCCTTATAGGCGGATAACGTGTGTGCGTTCGCGCTCGCGCCACAAGTCATCGAGCGTAAATAGATGATGCGCGCCATAGGCTTGCGGGCGGGTCGGCTTCGGGGCGGGCAATACCTGCTCAACCACCATTTGCGCGCCATACGAAAACGCGTCCGCTCCGTGCGAAGCCCAGTTGTGATCCGGCTCCGAAGAGAAGACCTTTCGCTCGTCATCCCATTTAAACGACCATGAGCGCAAAGCTTCAATTCCGCGCGCTGTGTTGTCGGTGTGGAAGTTGCAGCGCGGGAGCACCATGCGCGCCGCGTTGATGCGGTCTTGCAACTTCGACTTCGGGACGATTTCGCAATGGAAATGCTCTGCGAAAACTTCAATGACGCTATGCCGGGTTGCCATCGTTTTCGCTTTGGCATCGTGCGGCAAATACAGGGTTTCGATTTCATAACCGATCCCATTTAGCCGATCAACCCAATCCGCCGCGTCGAGCCCGCTTGCCTCGTCATAATGGATCAAATCGAATCCGCCGCGTCTAAGCTGCCAAAACCAGAAACTTGCCGCGTCGCGATATCCAAGGTCGGACGAAACCACAATCCGAGAACCCAGCGAATGCACGGTATCGGCATTGATTCGGCCGTCCCGCTCGGCTTGCGACATCAAGCGGCCGACGATGGCGCCGACATTCGCAACCGAGAAATCACAAAAGTATTCTTGCTGGATTAACTCCTCGGGCATGTCTAGCGCGCGTTCCATGTCGATATCGGTTTCTGTCAAGACTCCGGTATCTGTAATCGACATGAGCGCGCAAAAAGCGCCGGGAAGCTTCTTCGCAATCTGCAGCGTCTTAAACGCATGGTTATAGCCGCGGGGCGTGAAGATGAAAGCGACCGAGCCGTTATTCTCCCGAAGAATCGGGCGAACGAAATCATAGGCGCGCGGGTCGGTCAGGCTCCATTCTGAGAATGTGACATGCACCGGGCTTGCACCGACAAGCGCATTGAAGTTATCCGCGCCGACGATTTGAACAATCGAGCCGTTGATTAGCTCTAGCTTCATTTCGTCTTCAATGCGCTTTTTGATTAGCTCGCGCGGGAAGGTCTGGGCAATGAGATTCTTCCCTTCGGAAGTGATGTTGTCCCAAACGACCTTCCGACCTTGCTTGAGGGTCGGCAGGCAATGCCAATACAACCCGACGCGGCGGAACGCATCTTTACAGGTTTGCGCCAGGGCCGTCCGGTCTTTGCCGCCGCGCCGATGCATGACCCAAACTAGAAATTTACAATCGTTGTCCCGCGCCGCCATGTAATGCCGCTGATAGTGACGGGGAACCATCCCGCCATCAATGCGGTGTTCAGGCATCGCCGTTTTCTACGATGTTGCGCGACACAATCCGCAGGGGGGTGTTAATCACCCCCGGGGCATCCTCCCGGATGACCACCCCGCCGGGAATCGTTTCCACGATGATCCGCAGCGGTTCGCCGTCTCCGTTTTTGCCTTCGAGCGGGATGTATTTCCCAATCAGCGTCATAAAGGCAACGGGGTATTTATCGGCCTGCTTGACGAGCCAGCGTTGTCCGCCAACTTCCTGCAAGGCGCCCATAATCATTTGCTGCAAGCTGCGATTAATGGCTTTGCGGGAGTATGGATCGAACTTCGCGCGCGCCTCCCGGCGCTCCGCTCCCCGCAAATGGCCATGTGTGGCCTCGAATAGCGCATCCATGTTGACGCCGGACATACTGCAACCGAAAAAGCCCGCCGGGGTTGGCAGGCTTCAGAATAGGGCCGGGCGATGGGTGCGGCAACCTTTGTTTTTACTGCGAAAGTATGGTTTCGCTTTCAAACGTGAATTGCCGGGCGGACGCGGTTCTAGTCCCCTATGCTGTCAGGGCTTCGGACAGGGCCGCAATCTCGTCTTCCTTGGCAATCCATCCGCCGCTGACCGCGTTCTTATAGTTCAGCGCATATTCGTTCGGGTCGCCCGTGTTTTGCTTCCATTGCCACCATGCAAACCCGACGCGGGCCGCATTGGCTTTGTATAGCGCGTCGCGCATGTACTCTAATGTGGGGTCGTCGCCCGTCTTGCGGCCGAGCTGTTGGATGTACACCGGCACGTTGCGCGCGGCGCGCATGTTTGTCAGGGCCACCATCCCCGCATCGAACTTATCCGGGTTCACTACACGCCAGGAAAGTTGATTTCCGGTATAGGCCACGTCTTGACGTTCCGGCAAATACGCTTCGTCGCAAAGGTCGATGTTGTAATTGTCGCGCGCACCAATGAGAAAAGGGGTCTCGGCATCCACAGAGCGAACACCGTCGATTACTTCCCGATAGAAGTTGCGCACGGGCTCCGCGTATTCCGGGCCGCGCTGCCCAGCACATTCCGGTTGCAGTTCTAGTAAGGCAATGCGGGCAATGGTGCGAAGCTTCGCCGCGATAGCGGGCCAGACGATGTAAGCGAACACGCGGCGCATACCGGGGTCAGTGAAAAAATTCCGCCCCTGCGCACCGAACATCTTCTTCTTATCGCAAAACGCTTTTGTCTCTTCGTCTTGTGTCCCGCTTTGCCCGCAATTGGAATCGATGAATGGAATCACCCATAACCCAGCGGCAGACGCGGAGGTAATTAAATCGAACCAATGCTGGACATTCTCGCGCTTGAGGAACGCGAAGCCGTCATCATCGCGGGAATTCGTCTCGGGATGGTTACCCCATATCCCCCACCATCGCATCCCGATGCGAACCGAGTTCGCGCCCATCGCCTTAATCTGCGCCATGTCCACGGGGTCGTCCTCTCCCCATGATCCCATGCATGGCCCGCGTAAGATAATCTCATAGCCGTTCGGCTTGATGATCCGAGGGCCTTCGATACGAAGCCGGCCCGGGAGTTCCTCTCGATTCATATTGCGCCTTCCTTTCGGAATTGCGCGCGGACGGGGCGCGGCGCAGAGTTAAAAACTTAAGTGAGCATCAATCGTCCCTTTGCCTATTCATAAACACGACCCGCACGCGCGGATAATCTTCGTATTCCTCTTCTGCCAATACACTAACAGCCATACTCAAAAGTTCTTCGGGCGATTTGTCTGCATAAAGTAAT